GGAAGAACTCGAATTCGATGATGATGAAGATGGTGAAGAAGAAACGGAAGTTGAAGAGTTAGAAGAGCAACCCGTCTATAGAGTCACAGTTGATGGCTCAGAGATAGAGGTCACGCAGGATGAACTCATTAATGGTTATTCACGCCAACAAGATTATACGCGGAAGACACAGGAACTTGCCAATCAAAGAAAAACGATTGAGCAACAAGCCCAAGAGCTTCAGCAAAGAGATGCGATTTACGCACAGTTGTTACCGAAGATGGAAGCCCAATTAAAGGGCGAATTGGTAAACGAACCAGATTGGGATAGTTTATACAATGATGATCCGATAGCATTTGTACGCGAAAAACAACTCTGGGATGAAAAGAAAGAAAAGCTTAAAGCTGCCGAAGCTGAAAACGCAAGACTCGCACAAGAGTCATACGCGCAACAGCAAGAACAAATTGCACAACAAGTGCAAGAAGGCCAGCAAAAGATTCTTGAAATCATACCAGAATGGAAAAATGCAGAAGTTGCTCAAAAAGAGAAACTAGCAATTCGCGACTATGGTATTAATGTCTTGAGGTATTTACCTCAAGAGATGGATGCAATTTATGACTATCGTGCTTTACTTGGTTTACGAAACGCTTGGTTAAACTCTAAAACAGTTGAAGCCACGAAGAAGAAACCAACACAGAAAGCACCTGCAAGAGTAGCCCGACCTGGAACAACTACCAGAAAGAAATCGGTAGCTCCAGCGAAAAGAGCAAAACAGGTTTTAGCTAAATCTGGCAAAGTCCAAGATGCAGCTAAAGTTTTTGAACAATTTTTAAAATAATTTTATAGGTAAATATAATGGCTAAAGTAACAAACGCATTTGATACATACAGCGCGAGTTCAGACAGAGAAGATTTAAGTAATATCATTTACAACATCTCTCCAATGCAAACTCCGTTTATGTCTTCAATTGGAAAAAGAAGTATTAGAAATGTTGTCTTCGATTGGCAAACAGAAGATCTAGCATCTCCAGTCTCAACTGGTGAATTAGAAGGTTTTGAACTTTCAAGATCTGCTGCTGTTGGCACAAGTCGTGTTAGCAATGTTGCTATGATCTCAAAAAGAGATGCAACTGTATCAGGCTCACAAGAGTCTTCAGACCCTGCTGGTAAGAGATCAGAAATGGCTCATCAACTAGCTATCATGTCTAAAGCTCTAAAGAGAGATATGGAAGAAGCTCTTTGTCAAAATAATGGAAAAACTACTGGTAATGCGACAACTGCTCGTAAGACTGGTGCTTTTGAATCTTGGATGAAATCTAATGTTAACAACGCAGCAGGATCAACTCCTACTGGCGGTGGAACAGCTCCAACAGACGGAACTCAAAGGGATCTTACAGAACCTTTATTGAAGTCTGTACTACAAGATTGCTTTGAAAGTGGTGGTGAACCAACACTAGCAATTTGTGGGCCACATAACAAACAAGTTATCTCTGGTTTCACAGGTAGATCTCAAGCAAGACAAATGATTGACGCTAATACTGTTGAAGCATCAGTATCTATCTACTCTTCTGACTTTGGTGAGCTAAAAATAGTTCCATCAAACAGATCAAGAGAAAGATCTTTATTGTTGGTTGATCCTGAAATGGCAAAAGTATCTTTCTTGCGTGATTTCAAAACAGTTGACATTGCAACAATCGGTGATGCAGTCACTAAAATGATCGTAGTTGAGTATGGATTAGAAGTATCCAACGAAGCTGCTCATGGTTTAGTTGCTGACCTTAACGTAAGTTAAGTTCTCGGTTAATAACCTTAAAGGGATGTTTCGGCATCCCTTTTTTTTGTGTTAAAATTTGCCAATGACTAAAAGAACTGTTATAGATCATAAGACTGGTTTTACCAACGAGTTTATTACTGAAGACGATAAAGAAATTTATCATACAACTCAGGATCTAAATCCTGTAATAGAGCATTGTAAATTTATTGCAGAAACTACTACACCAGGCAAAGATCTTCGCCATGTGGCAGAAGTACCATTGGTGGTATATCAAAGAGCTTGTCGTGAAGGCTGGGCCAATGATATGTCTCAGTGGAGAAGATGGTTAAACAACTCAGACAATAAAGTCTTTAGAACATGGCAGGGTAAACTATGACATACGCAGAATTAAAATCTAACATTGCAAACTTTTTAAATCGATCTGATTTAACAGATGTAATTGACACATTTATAGATAGCACAGAAGCAGAATTTAACCGCAGATTAAGAGTTAAAGGCATGATTAAAAGAGCTACTGCAACATTAGATTCACAATATATCTCTGTACCAACTGATTGGTTAGAGGCTATAAACATACAAATTGATGGCGGTGATTTCTCACCATTATTCCAACAATCCATAGAATCATTGGATGTCTACAGAAAGTCAAACGATAACGTCACAGGCCAACCAATTTATTTTGCATTGGTTGACGATACAATTGAATTTGCACCTACCCCAGACGGAAGTTATACAGTACAATTAACCTACTACGGAAAGATAGATGCGTTAAGCGATTCTAATACGAGTAACTTTTTATCCACAGGATATCCAGATGCTTACCTTTACGGATCACTAAAACACGCTTCTATCTATTTAATGGAAGATGAACGAGTGCCATTATTTACAGCACAGTTCGAGAAAGCTTTAGAAGAAATGAGACTAGAGCAAGAAAAAGCTGAGTTTGCCAAAGGATCTCTCATGCAAAGAAGAAGAACCTACGGGAAACGCAGAAAAGATATTTATTATTTTGGTAATAACTAGGAGTACAAAACATGGCTGGATTTAGTGATTATTTAGAAGACAAGGTGCTTGACCATGTATTTGGTGGCAATGCTTATACAGCACCCGCAACCTTGTATGTTGCTTTATATACAGTAGCACCTACCGATACAGGTGGTGGCACTGAAGTAACAGGCGGATCTTACGCAAGACAAAGTGGAGCATTTACTGTTTCAGGAACAAACCCAACAACAGCAAGTAACTCTGCTGCAATTGAATATCCAACAGCTACAGCCGATTATGGAACTGTGGTTGCCGTTGGTATTTTAGACGCATCTTCAAGCGGTAATTTACTCGCTTATGCAAACTTAGACACATCAAAAAGTGTAACCACTGGAGATGTATTTAGATTCGATACTGGTGATTTAGACATCACCCTAGCTTAATAGCATGGCTGAAAAAGCCTATAATTACGGGAAATATAACAAGTCCCTATACGATAACCTTCAATACGATGAAGCCAGTGCAACCATAGCACAAACTTCATCTGCGTCTGCTACAGGTGATATATTAGATTCTGGTAGGGCAACCATATCTGCTGTTTCTAACTTTGCCGCAACAGGCGTTAAGGTTAATGGTGGGTTTGCAACCATTGCACAAACCTCTGGATTTACAGCAGACAGCCAAATCGTATTGGTTGGTGAGGCCACCATAAGTGCTACATCCTCTGCTTCTGCTATTGGTAGACAAATAGACAGGGGATCTGCAACCATAAGTGCAACATCTAATGTTACTGCAAGTGGTTTCGTTATCCGTTCAATCAACGCAAACATTCAGGCAATATCTGGTGTTAATGCGTTAGGCGGAATTATTCATAGACAATCTTCTTTGATAGCACAAACAAGTGGTTTCAATGCGATTGGTGGTTTAAAATGGAATGACATTATAGTTCCAGGCGAAGACTGGACAGATCAATCTGTATCAGCAACATCTTGGACACAAATAAACAATCCATCAACTGATTGGACGGAACTAGACAAGCAAGAGGCAGCATAAATGGCAGACACTACAACAACTAATCTGAGTTTAATTAAACCAGAACCTGATGTATCTTTAGATTGGGGTACAAAACTTAACACCGACCTAGATACTCTTGATGCTATTTTTAGCAGTTCTGGTACACAGGTTAATCTCAATCCCAATCAAATAAACTTTGCTGATAACAAGAAGGCCATATTTGGTACAGGTTCAGACCTACAGATTTATCATGATGGTGTTAATAGTTATATTAAAGATGCAGGAACAGGCAACCTAAGAATTAATGCAGATGATTTTACACTTACAAATGCAGCTAATAATTCAAACCTACTCTCCACCTTTAATGGAACTGTTTTTCTATACCATAATTCTAATTTAAAGTTGAACACAACCTCAACAGGCATAGACGTAACAGGAACAGCCACAATGGATGGTTTGACTGTAAATTCAGGAACAACAGACCAAGTTGCTTTATTTGAAAGTACAGACCAATTTGCAGATTTAGCTTTAAAAGATAGTGGCGGTACTTCTTACATTCGCCAGTCTAATGGTTCTTTAATTTTAGAAGCAGATAGAGCCAATGCTTCTTCTAATTCAAGTGTAAGCATTAAAGTTGATGGTTCTGAGGCTATCAGAATCGATAGCAGTCAAAACGTAGGTATCGGAACTACTAACCCACAAAAACTACTCCATGTTTCAGACTTATCAGGTTCAGCACAAATCATGATTAGTAGTAGTGATAGTGGTGTAGCTTCTTTGCAGTTTAGTGATGCTGTTGGTGGCTCTGTTGCAAGAGGTTATATTGAATATGATAATTCCACGAATCATTTAGCTTTAGGTACTGGAGCATTGGAACGACTTCGCGTAGATAGCTCTGGCAACGTTGGAATTGGAACTGATTCGCCTAGTCAAATTCTTCATTTAAAAGATAGCGGTAATGCAGTCATTTTAATTGAAGCAGGAAACACTAGCGGAAGTTTTATTAACTTTGCTGACACTGATGATACTAATATAGGTCAAATAGAGTACGACCATGCATCTAATTATATGCGGTTTAGAATCAATGATTCAGAAAGACTCCGCATAGATAGTTCAGGTCGATTGGGTATTGGAACTAGTTCGCCTGATTCTATTTTACACATAGAAGGTAGTGGTGTTGATTCATTAAGATTTGGAAATATTGGCACAAGTGGAAATTCTGCTTTAAGAATTTCAAGAGACGATACAACTATATCAGGTAATCCTTTGGGTTATTTAGAGTTTGGTGGCAAAGATAATACTGGTAATGTTGATACTGCTCATGCTTATATAGGTGCTATTGCAGGCTCACATGGTGCAGGAGATAATCCAACAAACTTAACTTTTGGCACAACTCCTAATGGTAGTTCAACTATAGTGGAAGTTATGCGTATCGACTCATCAGGCAACGTTGGAATTGGCACAAGTAGTCCTGGTGCTACGCTCCACGTTGATGCTTCAACTCCTGAGATTCGTTTATCACAATCAGGAGGAGCTAAAGTACGACTTAGAACAAGTGGCGATAACTATATAAACACTGGTCAGAATTTAGGTATCGGCACCAATTCGCCTGCATCAAACTTGCATATAAAAACTTCTGTAGATAACAGCTTATCTCAAGGCTTGGTTATTGAAAGAAGTGCCAATACTGATAGAGGTTACAT